GACAACGTTCAACTAAATGGCGTACCTAATCCAGACTTTTTTAATCAACTAAATATAGAGCAACAACAAGTATATACAAATGTCAATTTAAATGTATATACAAATAATGATCCATTGACAATCTTACAAAATGAACTAGATAATATTAATGTAGAAAAAAATAGATTGTTGCTTGAAATACAACAACTAAAAAGAGGATAAAAATGTTAGATAAATTAAAAGACAACCTTGCAAGTATAGCTGCTTTGATAGCTGCTATTGTAGCAATTGGTGGTGGTTTTGTAAAATATGGAGAGATAACTACTAGACTTAATCAGATAGAAGCAAGTCAAGGAGTTGATTTTGCACCAATTAACAAATCAATTGATGAAGTAAAAGGTATTGCAAATAATAACTCAGCTGCAGTTTCAAAAGTTGACACAAAGGCTGAAGTAAACTCAAAAGAAATAGAACTATTAAAATTACAAATTAGAGAATTACAACTTAAAGCTAAAAACCCATTAAGTAATTAATATGACAGATGTAAACAAGTTAGCCACAGATTTACAAGTACTTAAAAATGAAGTAGAGCAGGTTGCTAACGTCAACAATAAACTTGATGCTGCAATAGATAAACTAACTGATATTTCAGGTAGTATTAAGTCTATGTTGGCCGTACACGAAGAAAAACTATCAAAACAAGAAGATATAGATAAAGCAATATTCAACCTAATAGAGAATCGTAGAATTGAATTTGATACAAATTATAAGGAATTACACGCAAGAATTAATAAGATTCACCAAGAATTAACAGATGAAATTGAAATGTCAGAAAAGCGTTTAATGTGTGAAATTAAGACTTTAAACGTAAATTTAGACGGTAGGATAGGCGTTTTTGAAAAATACAGATGGATCATCATAGGGGCAGCAATTGTACTAGGGCTGTCTATGCCTTCGATATTAAATATCTTAAAGATTATTCAGTAGATACTTGACTTTTTTTACTATATAATATATACTGTTTATTATGAGTGGTTACATTGATTTAAATTATATCAGTAAAATACAGCCTAGATTACAACAATTTAAAAAGAAACGAGAATACCTTTTTAACTTTCGTTGTCCTGTCTGTGGTGATTCTAAAAAGTCTAAAACAAAGGCAAGAGCATATCTTTATAGAGTAAAAAATGATATGTTTTTTAAATGTCATAATTGTAGTGCTTCACACAATTTGGCAAATCTTATTAAGTTAGTTGATAGACCATTATATGACCAATATATTTTAGAAAGATATAAAGGCAGTAAACCAACAAACGGTGCTGAAAGTTTATTTGATAAATTTAAAACTAATACAAAAGAAAAATTAAAATCTACACCTCTACAAGGCCTTACAGCCTTTAGTAAATTAAATGATGATCATCCTGCAAAGCAGTATTTAATAAAACGAAAACTGCCTGAGGATTATTTTGACCGATTATATTATTGTGACAAGTTCCAAGCATTTGTAAATAAGTTACGACCTGGGACTTTCAATGAACTAAATAAACATTACGAACATCCTAGATTAATTATTCCATTCTATGATGTTGATAATGAAGTCTTTGCTTTGCAAGGACGAGCATTTGGTAAAGAACAACCAAAATATCTAACAATTAAACTACAGGAAAACAAACAAAAAATATTTGGACTTGAACGAATAAATCTTCACAAAAGATTATACATAGTTGAAGGACCATTAGATAGTTTGTTCCTAGAAAATTGTCTTGCGGCTGGTGGTGCAGATTTACAACTACCTGTTGAAAAAAAAGATGTTGTTTTTATCTTTGATAATGAACCAAGAAATAAAGAAATTATAGATAGAATGTATAAACTTATTGATAAAGATTATATGATAGTGGTTTGGCCAGAAGGAACAAAAGAAAAAGATATAAACGAAATGATAGTTAACGGCAAGACAAAAGAACAAATACAAAAAATTATATTCAATAATACCTATTCAGGTTTATCAGCAATCACAAAATTAAATTCATACAAACGTTGTTAAGGGGAGAAATATGGTAACAAAAAACGAGTCTATTAATGTCAAAAAAAGAAACGGCAGAGGAATGGAACCTCTTAACATTGAAAAGATACACGAAATGGTAGAGTATGCTTGTGAAGATATAACAGGAGTATCTGCCTCACAAGTAGAAATGAAAAGTGGTTTACAATTCTACGATGGTATTACGACAGATGAAATACAACAAATTTTAGTCAAGTCAGCTGCAGACCTAATCGACTTAAACTATCCTAACTACACTTATGTAGCATCCAGATTATTACTTTACAGTTTAAGAAAACAAGTTATAGGTAAATTATGGGATCATCCACATTTATACGACCACGTAAAAAAAGTTATAGAGTTAGGATTGTATGATAAACAAATTTTAGAAAGCTATCAAAGAAAAGATTTTGATAGAATGGAAAATTGGATTAATCACAATAGAGATTATGATTTCACTTATGCAGGATTAAGACAAGTAATAGACAAATATTTGGTACAAGATAGAAGTACAAATGAAATCTTTGAAACTCCACAGTTTATGTATATGATGATTGCTGCTACGTTGTTTGCCAAATATCCAAAAGAAACGAGGATGACATATGTTAAAAAATACTATGACGCAATTTCGCAATTCAAAATCAATATTCCTACGCCTGTTATGGCTGGTGTTCGCACCCCTTTACGTCAGTATGCAAGTTGTGTACTGGTTGATATTGATGATACTCTTCCTTCTATCTTCTCTGGTGATATGGCTATTGGAAGATATATCGCACAAAGAGCAGGAATTGGTATCAACGCAGGACGTATTCGTGGAATCAATGCAAGAATCCGAGGCGGAGAAGTCCAACATACTGGAGTTATACCTTTTCTTAAAAAGTTTGAGGCAACGGTTAAGTGTTGCACTCAAAATGGAGTAAGAGGTGGTTCTGCTACAGTACACTTTCCTATCTGGCACCAAGAAATAGGAGATATTATTGTATTAAAAAACAATAAAGGTAGTGAAGACAATAGAGTTAGAAAATTAGATTATTCAATACAATTATCAAAACTATTTTATGAAAGATTTATAAAAAACCAAGACATAACTTTATTTTCACCACACGAAGTACCAGAACTATATGAGGCTTGGGGTACACCAGAGTTTGATGAACTGTATGAAAAAGCAGAAAGAAAAATTAGTATTAAAAAGAAAAAAGTAAACGCACAAGAATTATTTTTTGATATATTAAAAGAAAGAGCAGAAACAGGTCGTATCTACATTATGAATATAGATCATTGTAATACTCACTCATCATTTAAAGATAGAATTTATATGTCAAATTTGTGCCAAGAAATTACGCTACCAACCACTCCAATACAGCACATTGATGGAGAAGGTGAAATTGCTTTATGTATTTTATCTGCCATCAATGTGGGTAAAATAAACAAAAGAGATGAATTAGAACCATTATGTGATTTAGCAGTAAGGAGTTTAGATGAAATAATTGATCATCAAAAATATCCTATCAATGCTGCCGAAGTATCAACAAAGGCAAGAAGAAGTTTAGGTATTGGCTATATAGGTCTTGCTCATTATCTTGCTAAAAAAGGATACAAGTATGATCAAAAACTTGCGTGGAGACAAGTTGATAAACTAACAGAAGCATTTCAATATTTCTTGTTAAAATCAAGTAATCAACTTGCAAAAGAAAAAGGTAAATGTGCTTATTTTGATAAAACAAAATATGCAGATGGTATTTTACCTATTGATACTTACAAAAAAGACGTAGATGAATTAGTAAAAAGAGATTACACTTACGATTGGGAATGGTTAAGAAAAGAAATTAAAGAAAGTGGTTTAAGACACTCAACACTCTCAGCTCAAATGCCTAGTGAATCGTCATCTGTTGTTTCAAATGCAACAAATGGTATTGAACCACCAAGAGATTATCTATCTGTTAAAAAATCTAAAAAAGGACCATTAAAACAAATTGTGCCTGAATATAATAAACTAAAAAACTTTTACACACTTCTTTGGGATATGAAGGGGAATGAAGGATATATAAATATCGTTGCAGTAATGCAAAAGTATTTTGATCAAGCAATAAGTGGTAACTGGTCTTATAATCCTGAAAATTATACTGATGGACAAGTGCCTGTATCAGTAATGGCACAAGACTTATTGACTACGTATAAATTAGGTTGGAAGACTTCTTATTATCAAAACACTTATGATAGTAAGAAAGAAGAAGAAGAACCTGCTCATCCAGTTGGGTTCCATGATAATGTACCTGAAGAAAAACAAGAAGTAAAAGAGGAAGAGGATCCAGAAAACTGTGATTCTTGCACAATTTAATGAAAACAGTATTTAATAAAGATAAAAAACTAGACAGTACAAAACAACCAATGTTTTTTGGTGCTGATTTAGCTGTACAACGATATGATACATTTAAGTATCCTGTTTTTGATAGATTAGCACAACAACAATTAGGTTTCTTCTGGCGACCTGAAGAAGTATCTTTACAGAAAGATAGAAACGATTACTCTCAATTATCAGAGTCTCAAAAGTTTATTTTTACATCTAATCTTAAATATCAAACAATGTTAGACTCAGTACAAGGTAGAGGTCCATGTTTAGCATTTTTACCATTTGTATCAATACCAGAACTAGAAGGTGCAATTGTAGCTTGGGATTTTATGGAAACAATTCACAGTAGAAGTTATACATACATTATTAAAAATCTATATTCTAATCCATCTGAAGTATTTGATACAATTATACAAGATGAAAAGATAGAAAAAAGAGCAAAGTCAGTTACAGAAGCATACGATAAGTTAATTGATTTGGGTTACAAATATAAATTAGATCCAAAGTCAGTTGATGAGTATGAACTAAAGAAAGCATTATGGCTTGCATTAGTAACTGTAAATGTATTAGAAGGTTTAAGATTTTATGTGTCATTTGCTTGTTCATTTGCATTTGGTGAATTAAAACTTATGGAAGGTTCTGCTAAAATATTATCATTAATTGCTAGAGATGAATCACAACATTTAGCAATGTCACAAAATATTATTAACGCATACAGAAACAAAGAAAATGATAAGGTAATGAATAAAGTTATTAAAGATACAGAAAAAGAAATTTACAAAATTTATGATGAAGCTGTCCAAGAAGAAAAACGTTGGGCAACATATTTGTTTCAAAAAGGTTCAATGATCGGCCTTTCTGAAAAACTATTACATCAATACGTTGAATATATAGCAAATAGAAGAATGAGAGTTATTGGATTAGAACAAAAGTACGAACAATCTAGTGCTAATAATCCTTTACCTTGGACTCAACATTGGTTTAATAGTCGTTCACTACAAAACGCACCACAAGAAACTGAAATAGAAAGTTATGTAATAGGTGGTGTAAAACAAGACGTAACAAAGGATCAATTTAAATCTTTCAAACTATAATGACAACACTTACTCCACCATCATTAAATACAATTACAATTAACTGTAAAAACTGTGATGTATCATATCACGTAAAGTGGGATGATATAGATATTGAACCAACAACTTGTCCTTTCTGTGGTGCAGACACTTCAATAGAAGAAGATGATGCAATTTTTGAAAATGATAAAGAAGAACAAGACGATTGGAATTGATTACAGTTTAACTAGTCCAGCTATCTGTGTATGTAAAGGACCATTTAAATTTGAAAACTGTAAGATATATTATCTTACAAATGTAAAAAAATATGAAGGTAATTTTTGTAATGGTAAAATAAATGGCAGACTACATTTACCCTATACCTCCGAGACACAACGACACGATCAGATATCCGATTGGGCGATTTCTATTATTGACACTGCTATTGGTAATATTTTTGTAGAAGGCTATTCATTTGGTAGTAAAGGCCTTGTGTTTAATTTAGCCGAAAATATGGGTACTCTTAAACATAAGTTATATAAACTTAACAAACGATTTCAATCAATAGTTCCAGGTCAAATAAAGAAGAATGCTACTGGTAAAGGTAATGCAGACAAGCTAAAAATGTATGAGCAGTTTGTAAAAGATACAGATATTGATTTAATGAAAGAATTTGATCAAACAAAACTGAATAATCCAGTAACCGACATTGTAGATTCGTATTATATCGCAAAATACGGTGCGAATCTGTAGATGTTCTCGTTTTGTTCTCATATAATACCTTAAAAACTCAATAAAATCAACACTTTTTAACGCTTGACTTTATACTTAAAATAGTATAGCGTATGTGTATATGACAAATAAAGGAGACACTATGACAAAAGAATTATACAAAACATTTAACGTTGTTTATAAAAGAGAATATCAGGATCCAGAAGATGGCTCTGATACATTTTGGTCGTCTTCAACTCTTTATAGAAATGTACCTATTTCTAAAATTAAATATTATAGAAAAAGATTATTAATCTTTAAAGACTATATGGATAAGATGTTCAAAGAAGACGCTACTAATTTCTTAGGTAGTACTGCTATTGAAATTATGTATCCAGACGAATATTATCAAACATATGAAGACGTATGGCCAGATACGGCTGCAGGTGACAAAAGTTTATTTAATGACTTTGGTCAATTATGGAATACAAGACAAGGTTTTAGAAAAGACTTTGATCCAAAAATTATTGAGGATTACAAAACTAAAAGACAATATATTAATCAAATGAACTAAGGAGACACTATGGCAAATGTAAGTGATGTACTATACACAAAAAAAGATGTAGGCAAAAACGTCTATAGAAAAAGAACTACTTATATTCTAACAGTAGAAGAAGATTTTATTGCTGAAAATGCTGATAAGGCACAAGATATGAGTATGAATACTGGACTAGATTATGATAAAATTAAAAGTGATTTAATTGAAACAAAAGGAGTATCCGAAGTACACTATGTGGATGCTAATTATTCAGATAGTGAAATGTCATATATTGGTAAAATAAAATATGATACTGATACATATAATCAAACATTTGAAGAAGCTATGGAGAATGAAGATTTACATATTGACACATATGCTGATGAAAATGAACCAAATCAATTAACTAAAATCAAGTTAGTAGAACCATTAACTGAAAAAGAAGAATCAGATATTGATGTTGCTATTCAGTTACAGGCAGAGGAACAAAGAGGTAAATAATGTATAATGGTTATTTTG